GTACTGGAGACGACGAAAGAATATGAACTGCAAAAAGCAGATCTTGTTCCAGACCGGGGCGACGATGCGCCGACGTTGTCGAATCAGATCGCGGGCACCTTGGATAAGTTTCGAGTAATTCCGAGATTGGTGATGCTTTCCTATTGCTGGGCGTTCTACGCGTCTGTGGAGTGGTTCATGGCATTGCCTGCGCCGTCAAATTCACAAGCGATGTTCATTTCGACTATCGTTGGTGCTGGCGCGGCTTTTTTTGGTCTGTATGTTGGCAAGCCTGGCGCATCGCTACCTAAGGGCAGGAAGAAATGAGCCTATTTGATACCCCGCAGGACATCAGAAAAAGGAAAGAGCCTTACATCGGGGAGATGGAGGGCTACCTCTGGGTTTGGGCGGCGAAGGACCCCAAAACCCGGAAATCTCGAGAAAGAGCTCTCTATCAAGCGGTTAGGGAGATTGAACAGGCGAAATCAGATCACAGGATCCGTATAGACGCCATTCGCGCAGGTATAGGTTTGCCGAAATTTTTGGACGGCGTATAAGAATATGTCCTGGAAAAAGAAACGACTGTAGCCTACCGACGGAATTTACTCGTATTCTTGCATTTGTTGCATATCCGATTGCCCACCCACTCAGAAGCAAAATCCTCCTGACAAGATAAGCACTTTCTTGTAGCCTCGTTCAGGTTCAAAGATTCTGGCTTTTTGAATTTGGTTCGAGTATTTCGGACCCCTAAAAAGGGATTTCGGTGTTCACTTTCCGACTTGGTCATGGTTTTTAGTCCTTTTCCGACTTGTCTCCGAGAACCCATCCAAAATCATTCTCGCGTAGCATGGCCCGAATTTCATCGATAGGTCGGCTCCAGGCCATGTGAGACACGGTCTGCCCAAATCCCACGGCACTCACCATCGACGGCACACCAATTAGTTCATAACGGCCACGTAATCTACTGTAAACATATAGAGAACCGCCAGAATTACCAAAAATTATAGGCGCAGAGGACTGATATAGGGAATAGCCCTCCCGGTCTTTGGCGGTGGTGCTACTGAGCAATCCTTCGGTTGGATAGGGCGGGTTGCCTAGCCCGCTTCCCACGGCCCAGGAGTTCTGAAAAACGAAGGGTCCGTCAGCTTTTTCGGGCCACAAGATAGCCACATTGTCGTAGACCTTCTCCTTGTCGTCTACTCGAAGCAGAGCCAGATCGCGGTTTCGATCCCATGCAACGATATACGCAGACCTTCCGCTTGTGCCAACGGCAGAGGAATACTGATTGTAAGACCAAAATCGGATCTTAACGGGTCTTCGATGTTCCCGCTTGACCTCCTTCCCCTTTTTGGGGTCGAACTCTTCGACCAGCTTGACGGCAGGCATTATAACGTGGTGGTTTGTCAAGATCATGGTCCACGCTTCCCCCTCGCGCATTCCTGAATAGATGACCGTTCCAGAGCCCTGTCCGTTGCCAACATCCACCATGACGCTGGGGTAGAGCATTTCGGTTATTTTCTGTATCGGAACATCTGTTCGCAAGTCATCTTCTGCGCTAACCGTAATCGGCGCGACGAACAGGGCGGCGGATACAAATAGTGGGAGGATAAATTTCATCGTCTGTTCTTCGACTTAATTGCGTCTAAGTCATAACCCATAGCACATAACAAGCGTTCAATCTTGTAAATAGAAGGCTCTAAGATTTTGCAGCGCTCATAGTTCTCGATTGTACTGGCACCAACCCCGGACAACGAAGATAGTTCAGTGCGTGTTAGGCCGGACTCTCTACGAATATCCGCTAGTATTGAAGACCAGTGCTCCAGCGGGCCGTGCATAGTCCCTCAATGTTGGGACGTATTCTCAGGGTCCCAATCTTGCAGTACAGAAGCGTAGTCAACTTCGTCATCCCCGGACATGATTCCTATGGTCTCGGTCATCAGTCGTGAAAGTAAATACACGACCTTGGGAAGACCTAGGTCCTTTGCGCCAGTTTCAATTGCTACTCGAAACAGAATGATCGTCTTGGATGCCGGCGCCAGAGATAACTTATTGTCCGCTCTGGCGGTTAATTCTTGGTAGAACTCTTCCACATCCTCGATCATGCGCGTAAACTTTCGCCATAAGTGAGGCGAAGTTGAGCGTCCGTTGGTGCATTCTGCGCGACTTCCACCAAGAAAGCAATCTGCTGCGCTGGGGACCTTTGATTCCGATCCGCCAGAACTAAAAGTTTCTCCCAGGCAGGGATGGGGACGGCGACGCTTTTGTATCGCTTAATGTCGGGCATTCATCTTCTCCTCAAGTTTCAATAATTCCGGGTAATAGTGGACTGTTGTGATTCACAAGCTTGTTCCAGGTATAGACAGGTTTTTTGCATCCGTGGCTCCTTGGTGTCTTCATGGGAACATATTTGCCCGTGTTTATAATTACACCTCTTCTAACGGCTTTCATAATGAGGGCGCCCCACGCATTAGGGTGATGCGGGTTACCTATTTTTCTCTCTATCTGCAAACGCAGATCTTCCCCTGTGAAGGTGGGTAGACAGGGATCTGAACGCATCTCAAGCAGGGCCTTGAACGCGGCATCAAACCACGGCTTTGCATTTTGATAGACTGTTAACAGACCCTTGTCTCGGAGACTTTCTGCGCTATCGGCCTCAAATAAATCGTCTGCCATTCTTCCTCTTCTTCCAGGCATAAAATTATCTTTCGTGGTCCCAAACTCCCGGACATTCAAACTCGTCCCGCTGCTTTTTATCGACAGGGTAGTTACGGCACACGTTCGGGCGTAACTCATGGATGGTGCAATGCCAGTTATCCTTCCCTACTTTCTTAACCCAAGGGCATCTGTCGGAGTTGCGCTCGTCCCCTGTTTTTGGGTCCATCCACAAGTCGGCAGTGCGGTCTTCTCCATCGCCCCAAGAAAAGATATGCGCCGTGTCCAGGATGTCTTGACGACCTTCGTCTTCCCATCGCTGAAGGTCTTCTTCTCCTGCGGACATAGTCCTCATGTACGGACCGTGAGTGCAACACTTACCGCAACCAGTGCAGTTGAAGTTTTCGCGGTCTTTTACTTCTTTGTCCGCTACCGGACCTAAACAAGCTTTGGCTAAAAGATTTAGACTGGTCATCGGCCAAGAGCATATTTGTAGGCTTTCCGCCCGCTTCGATTTCGGTGTTTCTCGTCCGTACGATGAATCAATTGTTTACGTCGGAGTTCACACATTCGTTTTCCCACGGCGACGTAATCAATCGAGGTGGCGTCAGCTATTTCCTCCGCCGACCACCTTCCTGGGCGCCGAGCACCGTCAGTCTGCATCATCACGTCCATGATCAGGAAATGATGCTTCCGCGCTGTGCCAACCATTGACTCAGCGGCCTCGTGACTGGTGTCAACATCATCTCGGCGGGCCGATTTCCCCTGGTCGAACAGGTCGGCTGGTAAAGGTATTATGTCCTTCATATTAACCACTCCCTAAGTTCTTCGCCAAGCACCGTACTGGCGATATTCATCTTGTTCTGAAGCGCCTTGACGATCCTCTCATCAATGGTTCCTTCTGAAATAAGATCTATATAAGTAACGTGATTGGTTTGACCAATGCGATGCGCCCGGTCTTCCGACTGCACGCGCACTGCTAGGTCAAAACTATTGGCAAAATAGATGACGGTGGTGGCTGCGGTGAGTGTAATTCCGTATCCACCTGTCTGCGGATTTCCCACAAAGAATTTGGCGGCGCCATTCTGGAATTGTTCGATGGCGCTGCTGCGCTCGTCATCGGTTGTATCTCCGAAATAAGAAACCGTGGACCATGGTCCGTGAGCTTTGGTCAGGGCTTCCGTGATTCGTTTTACATCGTATCGGAATCGTGACCAGATTATGGCCTTACCATCTATCTCTTCCAGACAGTCCATCAATTCATTAATTCTATTGTCTTCCACCTCGATAACGTCGCCGCCGTCCGATTTCACATGACCGGACAAGACCTGCTGCATTCTTAAAAGCTGGGTCATGACGTTGGTCGCGGTCATAAAATCTTGATCATCTATATGCGCGAGTGCGTATTCCTTTAGTTCCGTGTATATGCGCTTCTGGTCGTCTGTTAAGGAGACATTTCGCTGTGTGTAAATTTTAGCGGGTAGGTCCAGACATTCATCTTTTGTGGTACGGCTTGAGAATTCTTTCAGGATTGTCCCAAGCTGTTCCAGATTACGGTAGCCCACCACTTGGTCGAACGAGTGGGATCCGACATGCTGTCGTTTCGTCACCGCATAACGGTACTGGAACTGGAAGAAGTTGTCGCCGCAATCTCCCAACAGTTCCTTGTCCAGGAATCGGCATTGCGACCAAAGGTCCATTGGACTTTGGGTTACCGGGAATCCTGTCAGAATCCGTCGATAGGTCGCCAATTCACCAAGTTTAATCAGAGCCTTGGTTCGAGCGGCCTTGGGGGACTTAATCGCGGTGGACTCGTCAACGGCCAATAGAGCCTTGGATGCCGACAACAACGCGGTAAGGTACTTTCGCCCCTTGGGGGTGGATAGGGCCTCGACATTCATAACGAAAATTCTGAGGTCCTCTGAGGGCTCCAAGAGGTGCCTTAAGCGTTTCTGTTCGGATTTGTTTGCCCCTGCGCGCCATATTACGACTGTTCTCTCCAGTCGGTCAGGCATGTGGGCCGGGATTTCTAGGTTCGCCCAGTTGCGATAGACCCCCTTAGGAGCCACGATCACGAAAGTGTCGATCATGCCTTTTTCGAACAGAATAGCGGCGTTGTCGATACAAACTTTGGACTTGCCTGTACCCATCTCCATTAGATAGGCCCAGTTGGTTTTGTCCCAAGATTCCCGCAGGGAAAGGGATTGATGCTCATAAGGCGTTGTTTTGTGAGTGTAATCTTGTACCAACATGCGTGGGAAAATAACATACAATTTACCATTTGCATACAGGTTTATTTATGGTACAACAAATCTACAGAAAGTGAGAACTGGATATGGCTGTTTTTGTTACGCAGGAAAACCCCCGTGTCGATATCGTATCGGCTCTTCGTTGGGGGGATTTTGAGCTCCTTGCTTCCCCATTTGATCAGGTTCACCTGAATCCGGGCGGAATTGTGGCAGATTTCCGCCGCAAGCTTCGGAATTTTAGTGACGATGATTGGCTTTTGGCGATGGGGGATCCAGCCATTATAGGCATTGCATTTGCAATCGCCGCATCTATCAACCATGGCCGCGTGAACTTGCTGAAATGGGATAAGATTGAAAGATCTTATTATCCTGTGAAGGTAAATCTGCGTGGTGGTGGCATTGAGAATTTAACCCCTGACGAGGAGAAACGTGGATGAGTACAAAGAAGGAAGATGTTTGGGACGCTATCCAGGCTGAAGCAGATGCTTTTGATGGCCTTACAACAGAAGGCGGGAGTGAATTAAGTTCTTTGATTCGCATCGTATCGGATGTTGGTGAGCAGCTTTCCAAGGCAGAAGCCGCAGTTAAAAATTTGAAATTGAAGAAGGACCAATACCTTTACGAACTGATCCCCGCGAAAATGGCGGAGATGGGAATGACAAAGGTTGAGGTCGATGGGAACAAGGTGTCTTTAC